ATTACTGTAAAATCTTCAAACTTTAATATTGACAATGGACTTTATGCGGCAGGGAATATCACAGGTGGAACTTCATTTACAACAGGAGAAAATTCAGGTACATCAGGTTCAGTTATTTTTGTCGCAAGTGATAATGATACAGGAAATATAAGCATAAACACATCAGACCAGTTATTACTAACTGATTTTGATGGTGGTATTTCTTCGGCTGATTCTATATTAGTACCTGACATTGCTTATAGTGGAGCTTGGAATGGTTCAAGTGCGGTAGTTCCCGCGAACAATGTGTTTGATCAGTTTAACGTTCATTCAGATAGCCTTACTTTAGCGTTTGACAGTATTACTGTTCATAGAGATTCTTTGACTGACCATTATGGTAGAATACTTACTTTAGAGGGTGGTAGTACAAGTTATTTCACTCAAGCCAGTAATTACATTTATCCAACAACAGCAACAGATAGTTTATATATTCCTTCAAAGGTTGGTATTGGAATGTTGCCAACTACTTATAATTTAGATGTAACAGGAACAGCAAGGGTTTCGGGAAATATTACAGCACTAGGATCACTAAATACGGGGATAAACGGAGGTTCATCAGGGGTGCTTAACTTTACTGCAAGTGACGGAGATAATGCAAATATTGTAGTAACAACATCGGATGTTCTTAATTTTGGAGATGCAACAGGTGGTTATAGTTTTGATAATGATGTTTATTTAGGGGATAGTGATACTTTACGATTAGGAGATGGTTCAGATCTTAAAATATATTCTAGTGGAGCAAGTGTTTTCATGAAAAGTAGTGTTGGATCATGGGTTATGAATGGAGCAAGTATAGTATTAGGTAATGCAGCAGGTGGGGAGACAATGATTTCGGCTACACAAGATGCTGAAGTTATATTAGCTTTTAACGATGGAAATAAATTACAAACAACAGCGACAGGAATAACGGTAACTGATTCAGTGATTGTTGATAATTACCCTTATGATGCGACAAATTGGAACGGTGCTAATTCAGCACCTACAAGAAATGATGTCAGAGATGCGATAGTCGGGATAAGTGGTAATTATGTTACAACAGATGCAAATTCAATAGTAACAGCAGGTACTACAACATGGAATGATAACCAAAGTATTTATTATGGAACTGGTCAAGATTATAGGAGCTATTGGAACGCAACAAGTCAACAAAATACATTGGCATCAGGTAGTGAAATTTTTAATGATGCAAGTGGAACAGTTTGGAGTTGGGGAAGTACAGGAATAACACTAGAAGATAATGAGGAGTTTTTTGTTGGTTCAGGTGGAGATGGTGAATTTTATTATCAGAGTACGGGCGACCATACAGTAATTGAATTTAACTCAGCAGATTTTGTTTTAAGAGATAATGGTAATTCAGTTTTTTCAGCAGATGGTGATTCATTCTTTTTAAATGATACATTAAATCTTTTTACAGGTGGAGTTTTGATTATGACTGAAACAACATCAGCACCAGGAGTAACACTTACATCAGGAAAGATTTGGACTGAGGATGATAATAAATTATATTTTATGTCAGGCGATGGGGTGACTCATACAGTCAGCACAGTAATAGAAGCACCAATGCCAGAACCAATGCCAGAGGCAATGCTAGATATGCAGTATGAGATTGAAGTATTAAAAACAGAAAATGCAGAACTTTTACAACGATTAGAAACTTTGGAAGCATATATGGCGAGAAACAATGATAATTAATTAATTTAAACATCATGGCAAATGAAAAGAATGGGTACACAAAAATAATTGTTGTAATATTGCTAACAGCGATTGTTAGTTTTGCAGCAACAAAAATTATCACTCCCGGAGATGTAAACTCCGAAGAGATTAAAAAAGTTGAGACAGATTACAAGTTTGCTGATGAGGAAATAAAGAAAGAGATTAATAAAAAAGTTGACCTAACAGAGTTTAGACAATTTGAGCTAAGACAGGATGATAATCATACTCAATCAGAGAAGATAAATAAAGAAAGGCATGAAGCAGTATTAAGGGAAATTAAATCATTAAAATAAATGTCATGAAAAAATTAATAATTATAGTAGGTATTTTAACTCTGTTTATAGGAGTTAATGCACAGCACGTAAAAAGGACTAATGAGTATGCAGCAGTTTTAACGGTTGAAAAATTAACCGTAACTGATACTCTTTGGATAACTGGTCATTTATCTGTTACTGGCTCAGTGTCATTTGTGGGTACATTATCAGTTGATAGTATCTATATAACAGATGGTGGAATAAATGTTAATCAATCTCCTTTGGGTGGTGCAAATGTAGGTAGTATTATAAAGCTAACTCAAGAAGCTGGAGAAACATACTCAGTTACAACAGCAGGATTAACAGTAAAAAATTATGATGCTGATGCAACAGTTATTCATGGCTCAGGGGAAAACACAGGACTAGCAATATTTTTAAAACAGCTATCTTTATCTGCTGCCGGAGGTGAAAACTCTTTGCTTTCACTTCATAACCACGCTTCTACAACAGTAAAAGTCGATCATGGAATTATTCTTTATCCTGGTACTGTTGGTAGTGCTATTGCTGTTCGAGCTTCTACCGCAGATTATGGTCTTGATTTTTATGATAGAGCAAACGTAACTATTAATAATGCAGATTTAAGGCTCAGTAGTGGTGGTGAAATTTCAAATTTAAGTGCCGATGATATAATTTTTACAGGTCGTTTTGGTTCTTCGTATTATCAATCTTTAACTGATATTGCCACAATGGACAGGCAACATATTATATCGGGTACTGGGAAAATGACTGGTACTGATCCGTTCAATTCTAAAACTCAGATGCAAGGTGGATTTTTTGGTATTCAATTAGGTGAAGGTACTATAATAAGCGATATAAGGACTTTGGTAGGTAGTGAAAGCAAAGCTACACTAGATAGAGATATGAGTAATGCTGCTTCGTTTGTAGTTGGTTCCTATGATAAGGTAAGTATAAGAAAAACTGCTGTATTTGCAGGAACAGCGATTGCAAATAGGACTTTACTTGGTAGGGATAATACGTCAATTACAGCACAGGGATATAATTATTATGCAGAAAAATCCACAGCAGGATTTACGGCTTCATCTATTTTAGGAACAGCCGCTAATACATGGGACTATGGTTTTGATTTAAGTAATTCTACATTGAGTACTGCTGATTTTAAATTACAAAATGGTACACTTTTTAATAATAGTACTGCAGATTTATTGACTATCACAGAATTGACCGTGGATATTGACGGTGCTTCGACAGCTTCGAGTTATACCTCAGACGGAATAATCACAGCAACAGATTCAGTACTATCTTTGAGTGTACCGTACAATGCAACTACATGGAACGGTTCGGGTGCATCTCCAACAAGGGATGATATAAGAGATGAGTTTGTTATTGTTTTTGATAGCATTGCAATACATAGGGATTCACTAACCGATCATTATGGTAGAATAATTACTTTGGAAGGTGCGAGTCATGATGCTGTAACTATTGGCACAGCTAATGGATTATCATTATCTACTCAGGCATTAAGTTTAGCTCTTTCAAGTACTTCAACGACTGGTGCATTATCAGATACAGACTGGGACACTTTCAATAATAAGGTTTCAATGGTTTATCCCGGAGTTGGCATTGCATTATCAACAGGTTCAGCTTGGGGTACTTCAATAGTGGATGCTTCTACTAATTGGAATACTGCTTATACTGATAGGTTAAAGTGGGATGGTGGAGCAACAGGATTAACAGCATCAACGGGTAGAACATCACTTGGGTTGGTTATTGGAACAGATGTTTTGGCTTATAATGCGGATGTTGCATATAAAGATGAAGCAAATACTTTTACTGATATAAATACTTTTGATACAACATTAACAATTGGTGGATGGGGTTATACAGGCGAACATATTATAATGCCAGAATCTTCATCAAATACAAATGCCGGATTAGGTGGTTATTTTATGGTTAATTATTCAGCAACATCAGGTAAGGTTTTTGCCGGAACTTACTCACGTATGTTAGCTATGACTACAAACCAGACTACTCAATCCACAATGGTAGGTACTGAAAGTCAATTTAGATTAAGAGATGTTGATATTGCCGATGGTGTTCACGCTGGTCTTTGGGCTTATGCTGAACAATCAGGAACATCCGAGTTAAGCGGTGGAGGTACTTTTGATGCTATTTCGGCAACAGTAGAAAGTGAAGCAGGTTTTACGGTTGGTGCAACAGAACAAGTCACAGGTATTACACTTGATGCTTCAATAAATGCACTTGCCACAATAGATGCTTCTGCAAATTATTCGGCTGTTTATATAAAATCAAATGGTCTTGATTGGTTTAACGGAATAAAAATCGAGGGAGTTGATAATGATATATTATTTCAGAATGAAGCAACAATGAATAATAGTGATACTGATACTTTGGAATTAACCGAGACGATTGTTAAAATTTCAGGTGGCTTAGTTGTTACTGGACAAATAACAGGTTCATGCACACATGGAACATCTTATATTTCAACTCCAGGAACTCAAACAATAGGAACAGGAGGAACATTTGAGAAATTACATGAAGGCGCAATGGCTTATACTGGTATAAATCTTGAAAACTTTACTGAGAGTAATGGAAGATTAACGTACACCGGAACTAATACAATATGTGTAATGGCTTATGTCACACTTTCTATTGAAGGCACAACAGCCGGAGGTCAGATTTGTAATTTTAGAATAGCAGAAAATGGTACCCCAATCGCAGGAACGGATATGAAACAAATATTTTCAAACGTAAATGATTTTAATACAATCGCTTTGGGTTGGGTTATTGAACTTGCAACAAATGATTATATAGAGATATATGGAACTTCAGATCAGGATGGAGATACTTTTGACGTAGAGAGTTTGACTTTAAACATAATTGAATAATTAAATACAATAGATATGAAAAAGTTAATTTTATTATTAGGGATTTTATTAATCGGCTTAGGATGTTTTGCACAGCAAGACTCTCAGAACAGAAAAACATTTACTGATAGCATTAGTAATGAAAAGGATTCTCTGAGAACTTGGCTAATGACAGATAATTGGGAGTGGAGCCTAACGATTAGGGTTGATTCAACAACAGGAACCAAAGACGGTACACTTGTACCAATTACAGCTCCAGAGGATGTTGATAGTCTTTATTCTGATTGGGCAGTTGGTTTCAGCGAAGTAATGTCAACAGATACGGTTTATTCATGGGAAGGATCAAGCACCCGGGGAGAGTATTTTGGCTTTAAGGTTGGGAAGGGAAATTTAACAAAGTACCATCTTACTTATTGGCTGACATTGACGAGGACAAGATGATTATTAAACCAGGTGTAGAAATTGCAGGGTTAAGACCTGAATCTCTATTAGGTATTATAATAGTCAATGATTATTATCGTTGTAAAGGTGTGGAACTTGTAATTACAGAGATTACCGGAGGAAAACACGGGTACGCTTCATTGCATTATGTCGGCCTTGCGTTTGACATTAGAATAATTCAGGATGGTAAGCCATTGTTTGATGCGGAGCAGGTCGTAAAGGATCTGAAATTAAAGTTAGGAGCAGAATGGGATGTTGTGTTACATAAGGATTCTCATATACATATTGAATACCAACCGAAGTAATGGGAAAAATATTAGCATTTTTATCAAAAATAGGAAAATGGATTTATGCCAATAAATTTTGGCTGACTCCGATATTTAAGTTTATTATTAATTCAATTAAAAAAAGTAAAGTTATGAGTGAAACATTAGTACCAAAGGAGGTCATCAAAGACCTAACAAAAAAAATTGATGCTGCAATTAAGCTAAAGGGAATTATGGAGACACTTGACGGCATAGTCATTGGATTTCTATTAGGGTTCATTAATTCATTTGGTTATAAGAAATTATCTCCAGAGTATAGGGATTTAGTTTCTAATTTTTTAACTGACATTTCAGAGGGTAATTGGGATGCGGTTGATGAATCAGGAGCAGCGTTATTAACAAAGATTGTTGATATTCCTAACATGGATGAAGACAAGGAATTTCAAGCGTTCAAGAGTGCGTTATCATTCTTGATTGATTTATTGGGATTATCTAAGCCTGAATAGGGTTTAACAAAAAAGGGTTAATCGTCATAACAGTTAATCTTTTTTTACTTGGAGGAGGAGGGCAATTTGCTCTCCTTTTTTGTTACTATGGTAGCTAATTTGATACGATATGAGCTTATTTGCTACGATAGTGATACACTACAAATTATGTATGATACAACAAACGTATTACTAAATTTGATACACCTGTATATAATAAAAACTATACGCTTACAGATATGATATGTATAGAAAACGTCAAATTATATGCAATAGAATATAGTATATTTTATATATTACTGTCCAATTTTGCCAGCTATTTTCGTATTTCAAAACACAAATAACATAACCTTATAATAGATATTTATAAATCTACAGCCTTATAAAAATTATATAATTTAAGGTCAAAACCTGAGTAAACCCTAATATATTGTGATTTTAATATGCACTTAGTCAGTTTAAACCTGACAATGTTACTTTAAATAAATTATAATAGTCGTACTGTGAATACTAATACCGTCAACAGGAATACTAAAAAGCTATTAATAGAGTCAGAATACCATCCATAAAATAGATTCGCGAATTGCAAATTATTACCAGAATTAAGATTTTATGGTATTTTTTAGTGTTTGTATATAAAATCAAATACGTGCTTTTTGTTTATTGATGTCTCAAAATGCGACTTCAAATTCACATATTTTCTCGTATCGTATGATTTAATCTAATAACTGCGTTGATTCATTTCATATCTGCGTAAGTGGTTATGAATATTATACCTATTTTTAACTAAACTTTAAAATTATAAACTATGAAAAAAGGATGGAAAGTATTTGACAAAGATTTAAGATGCCAGGGTTATCAATTTGAAATAGGTAAAACATTTAAACAAGATGGTGAATTAGTAATGTGTTCTAATGGTTTTCATTTTTACGAAAACAAAGCGGACATATTTAACTACAATTCTTTTAGTTCTAAGAATCGGGTTTGCGAGGTTCAATCTATCGGTAAAACAGAAACCGGAGATGACAAATCAGTTTGTCTTAAAATAAAAATCATTCGTGAATTAAACTGGAGTGAGGTATTGAATTTAATAAATATAGGCAAGGATAATACTGGTCGTGGGAATTCAGGGGACAGGAATTCAGGGTACAGTAATTCAGGGGACAGGAATTCAGGGTGTGGGAATTCAGGGGACAGGAATTCAGGGTACAGGAATTCAGGGGACAGGAATTCAGGGTACAGGAATTCAGGGGACAGGAATTCAGGGTGTGGGAATTCAGGGTACAGGAATTCAGGGTACAGGAATTCAGGGGACAGGAATTCAGGGGACAGGAATTCAGGGGACAGGAATTCAGGGTACAGGAATTCAGGGGACTTCAACTCTTGTGATTATTCCAGCGGAATATTTAATTCTAAATCTGACAAGATAAAATTATTCAATAAACAATCTAATATGACAATGCAAGATTGGTATCGTTCTGATGCCTATTCTTTATCTTGTAGATTGGAATTAAATATATGGATATATGAAAGTAGTATGTCAGATGAAGAAAAAAAGGAACAAAAAGATTTTCATGTCAGAGGTGGATATTTAAAAACTTATTCATATAAAGATGCTTGTAAAAATTGGTGGGAGAAGCTAAGTAAGGAACAAAGACAAATATTCTTTGATCTTCCAAATTTTGATAAAGATGTTTTTGAAGAAATAACTGGAATTAAAACAAGATGAAAAACGAAACATTCAACAAGCTCAAAAACCTTATAATAAACAAGTGCAATAAGATGTCAAGCAAAAAGCTCCCATGCAGAAACACAATGATCGGAGAGATACATCTAAACCTAACAAAAGTATTAGACGGTACAAAGTATGAAACAGGAAGTAGTGTAAAACTTGGTAAGGTAGAATATCATTTCTCAATCACAGGAGAATTTACAGCGCAGCGACATGATGACAAAACAGAGATTGCACTCACAGAGCTTTATTACTATGAGGAGAAAGTCAAAGGGTCGTATGATTCTATTGAAGTTGAGTTGACAAAGAATCAAAGATATGAAATAAATAAATCATTAAACTAAAAACTATGCAAGTAAAACAAGCAACCCTAATAGCATTTCAAAACCAACCTGATGTATTTTATATGTCTAATGTGTATTTTGAAACATGGTCGCTGTTACGACCAAAGAAGCCAACAGATGCGACAATTTCGAGACAACTTCGCAAACTAAGAGCCGTTCCAAACGGAGAAGTAAATTATGAAGTTATAAATAATTCCAGTGCGAAATATCGCAAACTAAAATAGATATGAAATTCAGACTAAAACACCCTAACGGTAAACTATTCAAAGGAGAAATCACAGAGCTACTTGATTTATTTTGGATCAAGCAAGAGAAAAGCACTTTGAACCCTATTGAAAAACTCGATCTATGTATAATCTCTTTGACCTTTGAAGAGGCATACAGCCAAATTAAGACCTTTGCAAAAGAGAATGGTTACTTTGTATCAGCTGACGGAGAAACTTGCGTGAGCTGCGAGAAAATGCGACCAGAGACAGAAATTGTAACTGGCAAAGGATATTGTTTGAACTGTCAGGCAGAAAAAGAAGTTATGAAACTATTTAAAGAAGTATTATTATGAAAAATCCAAATGATAATCCAAAAAGAAGTCTATTAACAAGAATAGCAAATGTATTCAAAGGTAAGAATAGGCAAACTGAGGAGGTGAAAATTAACACAGTAAGCAGGTGTAGACGAGAGCCAATAGAAGGTTATATTCCAAAAAAATTAAAAGGTAAAGTTTACCAACCCATAAAGATAAAGCCTTTTAATGCGAATATGACAAAGAATGAATTTAGATTATACGCATCAGAACGTGGTTTTGTTGTTGAATATTCCGGTAAATTAAGAAAGTTTTTTATTCAAAGAGCCTTAACAGCAAACCTAAATAATTAATCATGGAATTAAACGACCTATTTATGATACTCCCTTTAGCAATGCTAATCGGTGTACCAATTACCTACTTCCTGTTAATGTCAGGATATAAAGCAAAGAATCATATTTATAAATATAAAAAGATAAAATAAATTTGCACATTAACTTAATTATGAGTAATTTCAAAGTAAATTAAAAAACTATAATCATGAAAGCAAAAATCACTGGTGTAGAATTTCTACAAGAATATGAAGGCCAACACGGCGTTTTATATTCGTTCAAAGTCAGCTATGATGGCAAATCAGCTATGTATAGCTCAAAGAAAAAAGATCAGACAAAATTTGTAAAAGGCCAGGAGGTAGAATTTACAGAAGAGAAACGAATGAGCAAAAAGAATAATGAGTATCTCGTTATTAAGCCTGTTTATGATAACAAGGCATTCTCTAATTACGGCAAAGCAATGAAAAAAGAACAGAGCCGGTATTCGGGTTTTGCTGTTTCTTATGCTAAGGACTTGGTGGTAAGTGGGCATCTTCAACGTAGTGAACTTACTGAATATTCAACTGTATTATTTGAACACATGGTATCACTTGATAAATCTTTAGAAGCATGATTAAAATAAATATAGATCAAGGATCGGAAGCGTGGCACGAGGCTAAACTTGGATTGTTTTCAGGTACTAAATTTCAAACCGTAGTATCAGGAAAGTCAACTAAAGGATATAAGGATTTAATTCTTAATATCGCAGGAGAGATAATCTCATGCACTAAAGACGAAACATATTCCAACGCAATTATGGAGCGAGGGATTGAAATGGAGGCAGAGGCTAAAAAGGTTTATTCTGAATTTTACGAGGTCAATGTTGAAGAGGTTGGCCTTTGTTTATATGACGAACTTGAGCAATGGGTTGGTGTTTCTCCTGATAGTTTGGTTGGCGAAGATGGTGGACTTGAAATTAAATGTCCTCTGATGAAAACACACTTAAATTATATCAAAGCAGGTACACTTCCAAATGAATATAAATGGCAGGTTCAGGGTAGTTTATTTGTTACTGGCCGTAAATGGTGGGATTTTATGAGCTACTATCCGAACATGAAACCGTTTATTATTAGGATTCTACCTGATAAAGAAATGCACGAACAGCTTAAGCAAAGGCTACATGAAGCTATTGCGGAGGTTAAAATAGAAATTGATTTGTATAATAACTATAAAATATAAACTATGGAACTAGTAAAAATTAACGCAGCGGACTACGGTTTGCAAGAAACAAAGGCAAAAGAAATATCTGATATGTTTAAACCTATGCTTAATCAGATGGTTGAGCTTGAAAAAGATTATAACCAAGTTGTTAAAATGCCTATTGATGATCCTGCCACAATGATTGAGGCAAAGTCTTTGCGTTTACAATATGTTAAAGTCAGGACTGGCACGGCTGAAATTCATAAAAATTTAAAAGCCTTTTATCTGAGTGGTGGTAGATTTGTGGATGGTTGGAAAAATGCTCAGCTTATGGCTTCACAGGGACTTGAGGAGAAACTTAAAGGTATTGAAAACTACCATGAGAATATTGAAAAGGAACGTATTATAAAGCTCCAGGAGGAAAGAACTGGTCTATTGCAAAAGTTTGAGATTGAGTATATACCTAACAATTTAGGAGATATGCCGGATGAAGTTTGGAAAAATTATGCTATTGGTATTAAGTTAAATTTTGATACTCAAAAGAAAGCTAAAGAATATGCTGAAAAAGCAGAAATTGAATTAGCACGAAAAAGAGATGTATTGTCTGCAAGGGAAATAGAACTTGCTCCGTATTCTGATTTTGAGTCTGAAATTGATGTATTAAATATTGATACAGAAGATGAAACATATACTAAAATGTTGACTGAGTTGAAACAAAAGAAATCAGATTATGATACTAAACAGGAAAAAATAAGAAAGGAAAATGAACTATTGAGATTAGAGGCTGAGCAGAAAAAAAAGCAGGATGATATTGATCGTAAAGCACGTGAAGAACTGGCAGAAAAACAGCGCAAAGATAATGAATTAGAACTAAGAATTGAAAGGGAGAAGAGGGCAAATATTGAAAGGGAAATTCAGACTAAAAAAGATGATGAAATAAATGCTGCCAGAAAAGAACAGGAACGCAAAGAAGTTGAGTTAAACAAAGGCGATGCCGATAAAGTAAAAGATTTAATCAGTGATCTCAGGGCTTTAAAAACCAAGTATAAATTTGATTCAGTAAAGAACCAATCAATGTATTCAGGAGTTAGTCGACTGATTGATAAAACGATTGCGTTTGTGGCAAATTAAATTTTGTAGTTTGAATAAGTTTTTGTATATTGCAACCGTAATAAAGAAGATCAATAATGATAACATTAAAAAGTCTAAGTCAGGAGTTTGTCAACCGTAAGGAGCAAGTGGTTTCAATTGGTCACCATATTACAACTCCTGGCTTAGTTATTTTATTATATGGCTAAAGAACTTCCATATTTTAGGTTTACATCCGCTGAATGGCTACAAGGAGATATAAGTCTTGAGGCAACATATATGAAAGGTGTGTATATAGACATTTGTGCTTATTATTGGTTTAGGGATTGTAGTTTAACATTAGAAATGCTAAAAAAGAAATACAGCAGTGATATAGATGCAATAATTAATCTTATAAATTTAGGTATATTAAAATCTAATGAAGATTCGGATGTAATTTCAATAAACTTTCTTGACGAGCAATGGGTATTACTCGGTAAAAGTCATAAAAAGAGGGTATTAGCAGGTAAAAAAGGTGCTAAGATAAGGTATAGCAATGCTAAAGCCAAGCCAAAGCCAAGCCATAGCTATAAGGATAATAATAAAGATAAAGAAAAGGATAATAATAAAGATAATTTAGAGTTTAAAAAGTTTTGGAATTTATACGATAAAAAAATTGGAGATAAAACAAAGCTCTCAAAGAAATGGGATAATCTCACTAAAGAAGAAAAAGAATTAATATTCTTATATATTCCTAAATATAAAAAATCACAACCGGACAAGCAATACAGAAAAAACCCTGATACATTCCTGAATAACAAGAGTTGGAATGATGAAATAATTAAAAAAGAAGAACCAGCACAAAAATATGACAGACCAGTTAAACAGGTAAAACAGGATGAGTTTAAATTGAAAAAAGAAAAAGAAGATCATCAGAATAAATTTAATATATCTGAGAAACTTGATGAATTACCGGAGGATTCATTTATTAGAAGAACATTAACAAAACCAAAAACCCAGAGAACCGGAAAAACTAAAAGAATAGGAGAAATGTAAAATGAAAAAAGTATTTATAAGCTCACCATATACAATCGGAGACACGGCAATAAATGTTAAAATTCAGTTGGATATGTCAGATAAATTGCTTACCTTAAATTTTATTCCATACACACCATTATTAAGTCATTTTCAACACATGGCAAATCCACGACCCTATGAAGATTGGTTGAAATTAGATATTGAGTGGTTAAAAGTTTGCGATTGTGTTTTAAGATTGCCTGGAAAAAGTTCAGGAGCTGACGGAGAAGTTGAATTAGCAAAACAATTAAATATACCTATTTTTTATTCAATCCAAGAGTTATGCAATACGAAGAATTTTTAAATAACAAAAGCCAATTATCAGGGAACTTTGGATTTAAAGCCACGTTTTTACCTGATTATCTTTTTGACTTTCAGAAATATGTTTCTGAACACATGATTAAAAAGGGGAGGTCAGCAGGGTTTTTAGATACAGGACTTGGTAAAACTGCAATTCAATTAGTATTAGCTCAAAACATAATACTAAAGACTAATAAGCCTGTTTTAATATTAACTCCCTTAGCTGTTGCATATCAGTTTTTACTTGAAGCTAAAAAGATTGGAATAGGCGATATCGAACATTCAAGAGACGGTAAATATAAATCAAAGATTGTTATCACAAATTATGAAAGATTACATTATTTTGATTGGAAAGATTTTGGCGGTGTATTATTAGATGAGAGTTCAATATTAAAAAACTTTGACGGTGCAATAAAAGCTGCAGTAACTTCATTTATGAAGAAAGTAAAATATAGATTCCTTTCAACAGCAACACCAAGTCCTAATGACTTTATAGAATTAGGTACAAGCTCAGAGGCATTAGGATATATGGGTTATACTGATATGTTAACTAAGTTTTTTACTAATAATGAAGATACTATTAAGCCTCAAAACATAGGCACTAAATGGATATTAAAAGGACATGCAAAAAGCGACTTTTTTAAATGGGTATCGAGCTGGTCAATATCAATGCGTAAACCATCTGATTTAGGTTTTAGTGATGAAAGGTTTATTTTACCAAAACTTATATTAAATAATCATTCTGTTAAAAACCCTAACAACTTAGTTGTAAATGGTCAAATACAATTATTCAATCAAATAGCGAGAAGATTAACTGAAGTAAAGCAAGAGCAAAGGCAAACTATTGAGGCAAGATGTGAATGTGCAATTAATTTAGCAAAAGATGAGGATATTAGCGTTTATTGGTGTAACTTTAACAAAGAAGCAGATTTGTTAGAGCAGTTAGATAAAGATTCATACCAGATAAAAGGTTCTATGAATATTGATAAGAAAGAAGAATTACTAATCGCATTTTCAAAAGGAGAAATAAAAAAGCTAATTACAAAACCAAAGATGACAGCCTTTGGATTGAATTGGCAACATTGTAATCATACTGTATTCTTCCCGTCATTCAGTTATGAACAGTATTATCAATCAATAAGACGGTTCTGGAGATTCGGACAAAAAAATGATGTTGTTGTAGACTTGGTTTATTCAGATGGTCAAAAGAGAGTAATGGATAGTTTAATGGCAAAGGCACAAAAAGCAAACGAATTATTCAGTAAATTAAATACTACAATTAATTCTAATTATAAAGTTGAAAGCAAAGAGTTTGATAAAAAATTAACCCTACCTAATTTTATTTAAAATGATAAAGAACCAAGTTATAACCGATGAATATGCAATTTATGAAAGTGATTGTATGTATGTGTTACCTGAAATAAAAAGCGAAACAATAGACCTTAGTGTATATTCTCCTCCATTTGCCGGACTTTACAATTACTCAAGTTCAGTAAATGACTTTTCAAACTGTGAAACAAAACAAGACTTTTTAGATCAATATGAATTTTTGATAAAAGAAATTTCACGGATAACAAAACCAGGTCGAATAACTGCGGTTCATTGTACTGAGGTTATGAATAGTAAAACTGGTCAGCTCTGGGATTTTCCAAATGAGATAATAAAACTCCATGATAAATATGACTTTAAATATCGCAACAGGATTACTATTTGGAAAGAGCCTTTAAAAGCAAGAATGAGAACTATGGTTCGGTCATTGATGCACAAATTAATAGTTGAGGATTCGACTGAATGTTTTACTGCTATGCCTGATTATATTCTTATCTTTAAGAAAAAAGGAGAAAATGAAATACCAGTAACCCATCCGTTCGGGATAACTTATTATGCTGGTTCAACCCCCATGCTTCCAGAAATGATAAAATCTTATGGTAAATATGAGGATTTGAAAATAAAATATACAGGATGGGAGGATCCAAAAACAAACAAACTAAGCCATATTCATTGGCAAAGATATGCCTCCGCTGTATGGGATGATATCAGAATTGATAATGTTTTAAAATATAAAGAAAGCAAAGATGAGGATGATGAGAAGCACGTACACCCTTTGCAATTAGATGTTATTTACAGACTGATTGAATTATATTCTAACCCAGGTGAAACAGTTTTAACTCCATTTATGGGAGTTGGTTCAGAGGTTTATGGTGCGGTCAATCTTGACAGAAAAGGAATAGGTATTGAGTTAAAAGAATCTTATTTCAAACAGGCAATCCAAAATATTAAAGACCTGGAATCGAAAAAAGTAAAACAAACAGAATTATTCTAAATGATATTCACCTGCATAAAAATAGACGGCAACAGATATATTCCTGCTTATCCCTCAGATCATGAGAAGTCGCAGAAACTTAAAAATGGCGAAGAATATGAGTTCACAGTCAAGCAACCCAGGAACCCACAATTCCACAGAAAGTTTTTTGCGATGCTGAAAGCGTGTTTCGACACACAGGAGGACTTTAACGACATGGAAGAGATGAGGGCTTATCTAACAATGAAAGCGGGATTCTATAAGAGGGTAGCAACGCCACAAGGAGAAATGATATTACCAAAGTCAATCAGCTTTGCAAAGATGGATGATCTAGAGTTTGAGGAGCTTTACAGTAAGGTGTTGGATGCGATAATTAAGTTTCTAAAGTGTGATGCAGATAGTTTTGAAAATATACTAATAGATTTTATGTAATATGAGAGTATTAAATCTGTATGCTGGTATTGGTGGAAATCGTAAACTTTGGGAAGATGTCGAGGTTACTGCGGTTGAAATTAATCCTGAGATTGCTGCAATTTACCAAGACTTTTATCCAAACGATAAGGTAATTATTGGAGATGCTCATGAATATTTACTAAAGCATTTTAGGGAATTTGATTTTATTTGGAGTTCTATACCTTGTCAGTCACATAGTAGAGCCAGATTTTGGGTTTCAAGTTCTGATAATAATGTTAAACCGGTATTTCCAGACATGAAACTATATGAAGAAATACTATTTTTAAATCATTATTTTAAAAATAAATATGTAGTTGAAAATGTTATGCCATATTATAAGCCTTTAATATTTCCAGCAGCTAAGATAGGGAGGCATTTGTTTTGGAGTAATTTTTATATTATAAATAAGACTTTCAAAGAAGCTGACATAAATAAAGGGACTGTTGATGAATACCAGGAAATACATAGTATTGATATTTCAAAATATAAATTATCAATAAGGAGAGATCAGGTTTTAAGAAATTGTGTTAATCCAGAGCTTGGAAAATACATACTTGAATGTAGTAAATCTAAACAAATAACATTATTTTAATGAATCGGGAAGAATTTGAATCGCTTAACACGAAAGACAAAAGAAAACATATAGCCAAGCAAATAAAATCTTTTATAAAAAAAAATGAAGATATTTACGACTGTCAAATCAAAGGATGTAGTGATAATACTTGGCTCCAAGTACATCACATCTGGTCAAGAGGTAGGTGTGAATTTTTATGGTATCACGGTTTACATAAAAACATGATTATCTTATGCGGTAAATGTCACGGAGATATACACGACAGGGGAAGAATATTTGAGGAGCTTGAGGAAATTATACAAGAACTAAAAGAAGATCAAAAACAATGGGAAAAGCAATACTAAGAAACGACCAAGCAAATGACACAGCGAGGGAGATTGCAAAGAGGGATAAAAAGAAGTGTGCCAAGTTTAAATCTCCTAAGACACAGAAAATGTTTGGATTAATTCATGAAAAAACTGAATATTATTTTGATACTAAGAAAATAAGACGTAAATTTATCAATAGAAACAAAATTAAAAACCCAAAGTTAATCAGATGACAACAGATCAGATATTCATACTAACTTGTGATGCATTAAATATTGATGTTTATCAAGCTATGAAAAAGTGTAGAAAAAGAGAATATACTGAAGCTCGACAATTAGCAATGTATTTTGGCAAAAAACTCACAAAGGATTCATTATCTAAAATAGCATGGACTATTGGACATAAAGAACACGCAACAGTATTGCACGCTATCAAGAAAGTTCATAACTTGAGGGATACAAACGATAAGGAATTTATTATTAAATATAAAAAGGTTAAAAAGGAGCTAGGATTATGAGCTGCGAGAACTGTAAACAATTACAAGACAAATTCGATAAGCTCATTATAGAAAATAACGAACTGTTTAGAAAGCTGAATATGAAGCGTAGAACTAAGGTTAAATTATTCTTCGCAAAGATGATAAGGGGTAGAATTAAATGAAATTACTCTATAAATTAATGTTGATATATGTTTTCACTAAATCAGCGATAAAAAAGATGTTTAAGAAACTAAGGAGATTATTATGAGAGAACTAAAATTCAGAGCATTTGATAAGAAAAATAAGAAATATATTTATTCTGATAGTAAACAATGCAATAATAATATGTCATATTTCTTTGCATTATGTCAAGCCATAGAACATGAAGAAATTGAGGAATTTACTGGATTAAAAGATAAGAATAGAGTTGAGATATATGAGCGGGATATAGTTAGACATTGTGCATGGTCGAATATGTTTGGTAAATATATGTCAGTAATTAAAGAAGTTTACTTTGATAACGAATTATTAGAGTTTGGTTTAAAGGAATCAAATGTATTATTTCATTGTCAATTTTCAGATGAATTTAAAGTAATTGGAAACATTCATGAAAATAAAGACTTATTATAAATAGAAATTTATCTAATTTTAATCAGCGATAAA